GGGCCTTACGGCCCTAGTCGTTAGAATGCCGGTAATTGATGAAAATTGGTTATCGTTATGACTACGATGCGTGCATGCTGCCTATCTAAAATGGTACTTCCGTTCAGCTCTTTAGTTGTTCGATCACCTACCTCACCCTTCAATAAGGTGAGTTACTAGATGTACTAATGGTTGTGATGACAACCCCTTTAATTTGAAAGTCTAGGTGTCAAGTAATGACTGTCACCCGGTGCGAGTGTTAGCCGCTCTCGTAACTTTAGTAGACCTTAATCGGTTTCCGTCCAATAGATGAGTAATTGTAAAGGTTTTGACCTCTGTTTGAAGTCGACCTAACCATACGTATGCATGGTTGACCAGAACAGTTGAATAATTATATTTATATTGCTACAAATACAATAATTCTACTATTAAGGTCATTACAAAAACTCGTTATCTTGAATCTTGCAAGAATTTTAATCTTATTACAAATTATACTAGCTTTTGTTAAAGTTGGTTATAATTTTATAATGTCTAAACCCATTAGGGGTGAAGATCTAAGACCCGATCCATTAAAGGATTTTGAGTTCTTAAAAGTTAAAGCTCTTAGAAGATTCTTTTTAACGGTCCTTACGTTCTGTAATATTACTGGTAAAAATAAGAAAATCATTCTTTCATTAATTCCGATAATTCAGAGACACTGGAAAAGTTCCGGTGTAATTTGGATTACGAAATATTATGGAGAAGTTTTCAGATTAATACTGTCATATTTGAACGGTAAAGTGTTAATAGATAATACTTATTGGGTTAAGAAAACACGAAGTCACTTACCTACGATTCTGCCTCTAGAGGTCAGAAATATGTTTGTGAATTTTAAGCATTCTAATGTGGAAATTCAAAAAGAATATCTTCAATTAGTTAAATGCATTTTATCATGTCTTAACTTTTACAGGGCATGTAGTGGTCATCATAAAGTTAAATTAAACTCTATTACTGACTTACACAAAGGTGTTATAAAATCACTTGATTTTAAAACACTTGCCTTTGTTAGAAAAGCCATGGGTATTCCTAAATTTAAAGGATTACCATCACCAACTTATTTCATACCCTCAAAGGCAGGGGTTAACGCCAACATCGTTTATGCTTCGATTGGTTATGATTTCATAGCCTTGATGTTAAGACCAAGTATCTTTGTGAGCCATTTAAAATGGTGTATTCACTTTAGGTATTACTTTCACTTATGTTTAATGGTATATTTAATGATACTATTATTCATACCTTCTGTTATTGTTTACTTTATCGAGTTGTTTAAAAATCCTTTAGAAAGGTTACAAATCGGTAGATTAGCAATTGTGCAGGAGGCTAGACAAAAAGCTAGGGTTGTAGGTATTACTGACTGGTGGACACAGGTTTTATTCAAACCTTTACACGATACTATATCTGATATTCTGAAAAGAATACCTGAGGATGGTACTTTTGATCAAATTAAGCCTGTTAATTTAATGTTATCTAAGATCAAAAATCCTAGAAACCAAATTGTTGTATCATCCGATCTTTCGGCTGCTACAGACAGATTACCGGTTGCCTTACAAAGAGATATTCTCTTAGTTTTAGGTTTACCTGGTAATATTTGGGAACATATATTAGACAGACCTTACTTGGTTCAAAGACCATACCCTCAATTAGTTACCTACTCTGTAGGTCAACCAATGGGTGTCTTATCATCTTTCGTTATGTTATCACTAACAAATCATTTCATAAACGCTATTGCTCTTATGAGTGCCGGTCAAGATTGTACCTTAGGACTGAATAAATATTCGGTTTTAGGAGACGATCAAGCCTGTAGTGATTTAACAACCGCTGAACGGTATAGTAAAATTCTAGGTATGCTGGGAGTAACTGTAAATCCAATTAAAGGATTTTCAGGTTCAATTTGCGAGTTCGCCAAAAGACTATATTTCTTGTCAAATGAAATATATGATCTTTCTCCAATAGGAGCTAAAGTGGTGTTACAAGCTATGAATAATCCCATGTATGCCGTATCGTTGTTGCACGATTGCAATAACAAGAATTACGCTTTATCTAACGCGGTATCATTATTAAGTAACTACTTAACAAAACTTTTCCCAAGAGGTAAAACACCTCTACAGGTTCAAGTTTTACAAAGTATTCACTTATTCTCGCTTATAGGTCCACAATCGGGTCTATTTGACCTATCTAAACCACATGAAATGTCAAAAAACATTTTCAAATTGGATTTTGATAGATTAATAGATTCAATGGGCCTACCTGCCAATCAAGTATACCAGTTTTTAACTGATAGAATGATCGATAGATGGGCAAAACCTACTGACTTACAAGTCATAGCTAAGGAGTTTGTGTCCGAATTATGGAAGATCAGTTTAATAACTGATAGACCAGTAAAAGGACGTCTAACTCCATTTGCTCAAGCGAAGGTGTTAATGACAACACTTCTTGCTTCATTTGTTGCTTTTCCGATAACTATTTCGAAGTATATTAGAAAGTACTTTAATTATCTTATACTGGAATTCTCTACGAGATCAACCGTATCCCAAATGGATGGAACTCAACTTTCCTACATAAAAAGTAGTTTAAGTAAGAACCCCATTGGTCCTCAATCTTTTAAAGATTTGGATATATTGGATAATATAGATATGGCGATGTTCGGGAGAATACCTTTCTTAGTATCTCTGATTCCTTTTAATATAATCTTAAATAAGACCAAAACCACAGGAACGATAGACCAAATGTCTGCCGTTTCATCCGCTATAGCTCTGTTAAAAGAGTTAAAACCGGAGTGGTATAAGGAATATTTAGATTATATTAAGGGTCTTAAACTTGGTAGAACCAAAACGGTTAAACCAAACAACACTGTTAAAAATGTTGTATTGTTTAAGAAAAGAAGAGTTATAAAAAGAAGAAGATTCTTAAAATTACCATAATACTGAATCCTTACCTGTTAGTGGGTTTCGTGATCTAGTGGGGTTACTTTTAGAGTAACCTATAAGAAGCACTACATCCAAGGTAGGATATCCTTTCAAGATAGTCCGTCTTAATTACAACGTAATGGATTGGTTGCGGAGCCAAGAAATATCCGCCGGTAACTGAAAGTCCTCATTGAGGCGGG